CTACAGTTGTAGTACAATGCTCGCGCTATCGAAGTAGCAGACCCCATCAGTATTTGTCATAGAACTAGCATTCGTCCCTCCACTAGCTATGGCTAAAGGGGTAGACAAAGAAATACTTGTCACTGATGGAGTTGTGGTTGCGTCTACATTGGTACCATTAAATTCCAGAACGTTCGCCATAAAAATCCTTTTTTTAACAAAGTAAACAACCCGTAAAATTTGATTCATCTAATCCACTTGCTCCCGGCAAGTTGATTACTTTTGCACCACCAGAAACTGTTAAATAGACATTCACCTTAGCTCCTAGAGGAACAGAACGAACACATGACAAAGAAAGCGTACAATATCCGTTTGAAGCAGCGGAAACAAATGGATTTACCACATGTATAGGAGTTGGAGCGCCTGAAGCGGAATATATAAACAAGTTCGCATATGTATGACTACTCGTCAATCCTGATAATGTAACGTTCGCTGTGAAGAGATAATTCCCGGATACTGGAGCTGTAAATAGTCCCGTAGCACCATTATAACTTGAAGATTGATTGAAATAGACATGATTAAAAAGAACGATGAGTTGCGTTCCATCTCCTGTTCCGTTAGTCATGGCTGTGTAAATAGAGGCTCCAAAGCATGGCTGAGACGTATTATTCAAATAATTGGATGCATTCAAAGTAGCAGTCGATGAACTGACCAAGCTTGTTCCATCAAACTTAGCTAATCCATTTGTACTAAAGGAAGTAGCATTAGTTCCGCCTTTGCTGATCTCTATTGGTATGTTGCTATCAATCGAATTTTTCGTAACCATGTTATCTCCTTAGACTAAAGTAAGGTTACCTTCCGAGGAAGTAACCGTAAATTCCAGATTTGCCACAACACACATTAGCTTTACGCAATTGTATCTGACCGTTGAAGCAAGAGAGCCTCCGCCACCAGTAGTAGTCGTTGCGCTATTGAAATGAATCATCTGATTGGCGTTCTGAGCAATCAGCCAGCCTCCAGCTCCTTGTCCAACAACTTCTATGGTATCACCTACCTTAGCTGTAGTAGGCAATGTCAGAGTAGCTAGACCAGCATCTGTTGTTACAAAGCCTTGATTAATGACTAAAGTAGCAGATATTGCTGTAGCAGTACATCTTTGGGAATCATCCAATGTATCTAAAGCTGATTGTACATTTGTATCTGATGACGAAAGCCAACCATTGAAGTTGGTAACATCCGTATTCACCAATGAAGCCTGATTAGTCCCAGCCGTTGATGTTTGAGATGTTAGCGTCTTCTTTGATATGATAACTGAAGTAATAGCAGCCGTTGATTGCCTATATATGATGTACCCTAATTGGGCTAATTCTAATTGAGCCAACTCATTCGAAATCTTCGCCGTTGTTCCGTTAGAGATCGCTGTAGTAGCAGCAGCTTGAGAGGCATACTGAGAAGTATCAAGTACAGCGAAATAGACAGGAGTGGCAGAATTAAGATTATCTTTTGAAACATAAAGAGTATATACAGCGAATCGACCTGCTGTTAAAGCAGTAGGAGTACCAGCATTATTCCAGAAACCAGTAAATGTATTAGTAGAATTCTGTAACGCCCATTTTCCGCTGGCGAGTGTGTACTTCTTATTGAATGTAACTGCAGCCCCCCCAGAATCAGGGATAATCGTCTCCAATCCATGATCGGAGAGAACATCTGCTCCATTGATCTGAATACCTTGGGTTCCATTTAGAGTGATATCAGCACCATTCTGGTTGTTCTCAATAAGAACTCCAATATTGTCATGCTCATAGTTAGCTACAGTTGCTGGGTAGTTGTAAGGATGATTCTCTTTGACTGTAACTTGATTGTTAGTCACAGGCGTTGAATCTCTAAGACATTCAAACAGAACTATGTTATCGGTATAAAGTGCATCCGTTCTTGTCGTCGCTGCACCTATAGTCCCTGTATTATCCATGTAGATATAGTATGTATTACCAGCGGTCATACCTACAAAGCTTTGAGGACCAGTCCAAGTAATCAGCTTTCCTCTGATATATCCTGTTCCTCCCACTAAAACAGTGAAAGTTCCTAAAGTTGTATCGTTAAAGAAAGGACCTCCCGATGCCCACGATTGGAATCCAGTGAATTCCAGATCATTCATATATGTAGCAAAAGTAGATGGAGTAAGCAATTTTGTGGTACTCGTGCCTACTTTAACTTCTGTTGCGGAGGCAAGATCTCCTGAGAAGGCTAATGTACCAGCTCCGGGAGTTACGACAACACCGTTTGATCCAGTAGGAACCGTTAGAGATGAATCAGAACCTGTTTTTCCTACTATGATCTGACCATCTGTTAATGGTCCTAGATTAGCTATCTTGTTGTTTACATCTCCTATCAAAATAGCATGCTGAGTTGTGACTATAGGAGCGCTCTGAAACTTCTGATATCCTACCGCGTCTACTCCTACATTCACTACTATAGTATTTTGAAGCCAAAGAGTATCTACATTAACAGTACCGCTCTGGACAGGAATAATAGAACCTTCTATCATCTCTGCTGAAGTATCATAATCAGACGTCCTTTCCAAAATCCAAGCGGTAGCTCCATCACCAACAACAGTAAGTCTATATATACCATTTTCAAAAGAGCTTGCTTGATCTTTTACCAGTATTCTTGAGAACTGCGCAGGAGATTGCCCATCGACTGAAAAAGCTGCAAGAGCTCCCGTATTAGTAAGAGTAGCGCCAACACCAGCAACTCCATTAAAATAAGAAGCCGTTAGAGGAGCGACGGTTCCTGCGAGTGTAGTATTTTTGAAGTCGAATCCGGCAGCTATTGCATCGACGTATGCCTTATTAACCGCATCCGTTGTTGCAATAGGAGAATTATTGATTGTGGCACTAGTGAAAGTGGGAGTTAGGCTTGTTGCCACACTTATTGACCCAGATCCTGGAGTAATAACAATATTTGATCCAGAACCCAATGATCCCACTTTTATATGGGGAGAAGCAGTCGATCCAATAAGAAGCTGACCATCAGCCGTTACTGGGGCTCCACGCTTTGTACCGTCAAAACTGACATTGTCAGCATACATTATTGAGTCTTGACCTGTTACACATGAAAATCCGGGCATATATTACCTACAATGCTAGTGTATATTCAACATCACAGGACCAATGAATGGTCTTTCCAGCTATTCCAACAACCGTGACGGTAAAAATGTTTCCGACAACGCTGACAGTATAATCGGCATTTATCATAGCCGCTTCCTCAAAATCTGACCCAAAGTTGACATCAATAAGGACGCCGGCTGCGCCTGTTGTTCTTGCCGCGGCAGAAAAAAAATATCCTCCACCAGCCACATCAGTTACATCCCTTGCAGCTATTCTTCCATCAAATGTGTATACAGCCGGAAATGTCCCTAAGTCAAACTCCAAAACAGCAGTAGGAGCAGCGTCGCTAGTTGTTACAGTTGCTTGTAGAAACTCTGTTCTACCGATGGTGATGGAATGAGCAGCAGGATCCCCGATCGTATAAATCCCAGGACCAGCTGTTAATGAAATATTAAAAGCTCCATCTGGATGTACTGCACCTCCAGTATCGCCAGATAGTGTCTCAATGTCTGGGGCAACGGTACCTTCAGCTAATTTAATTATCTGGGACATTAGATGCCTCCGTCTGCTGCCGTTACTTCAATCCAAACGTTCCCTACTGATGGAGCACCCATTGCCGTTCTCTTTACATAGAACACGGTACCTTCATGAACAAATAGACCGTCATCCCTTACTTTAGCTGCTGTAAAGTCCAATACCTTACCAGAGCCGGAAGGAAGCCTCATTTTGTTATTAACACCATCATCGGATATATAAACGTCCGTATCAGTCGTATTATAAAACGTAATGATACGTGCTCGATCGCCTAAAGCTGAACCAATGGCAGTGTAACCAGCGGCTACACTACCAAAAGCAACTTCTCGGACGTCTTCGAACTTTACTCTTGTTCCGAATGCCATAAGAACTCCTAGTTAATGAGCAACCAGTTCACTGTTGATGTTTCACCGGCATTATCTGAGTTAATAACAAACGATGTCCCAACAACATAAGAAGCTACTGGAACAGAAAGATTGCCCAATACGCCGCCAGGGGTATTTCTTGTTACAAAAATCTTAGAATTTGCTGTTACAGCAGTGGTAGCAACTACAATTGTTCCACCAGCACCTAATGTTGCAGTTCCTGTTACTCCCGCAGCACCTGTCCCAAGAGTTACTTGTGTAAATGTAGGTGTTGAAGAACCATTAATTGTGATTGTGTGTCCAGCACCAGAGGTCGATGCAATATTTGTACCTGCAGCTAAGATAATATCTCCTGCAGCCGGAGAAAGAGCTCCACCTGCACTTCCTGTAACTGTAAATACAGCTCCTGCAGCCGATGTGATAGCAGTCCATGTGGCGACGCCGCCTGCAACGCTAGTTAACACGTATTCGGTTGTCCCAACTTTGTCATACCAAAGTTGTCCAATAGAAAATCCGACATCAAGTGTCGTAGGAGCTCTATTAAATGTAACGGGAATCAAATCGAGATTGGTTAATGGTTGAGGTGTGCCGTAAAGACTATTTGCCTCAGATCTTAATCTACGCGCCATGGAATTTCCTCCTCACAAGGGTTATTAGTTCGCGATGTTTGCATGATACGCTTATTCAAAACGTAAGTCAAAAAATATGTTTACATATGTAAAGCGGATTTACATTGTAAGAAATTCATTCAGATAGAGGCTAATGATGAGATAAGTTAAACTTGGTGTAACAAATAGGTGTTATATGACAATAGAACAAATGTTTTTCTCTATATTTGGCTTGATGCTTACACAATTCATTTACTTCCTAAATAGATTTGGAAAGATAGACGACAAATTTAGTAAGATTGACGATACACTTTCTCGACTAAACGAAACACTGATTCGGATGGATAATCGAGTAGGAAATGTTGAGAAAGACCTAGATATAGAAAAACGTATTCAAAGCAAGATAGATTCAATGAGGACAAATCCGTAATGGATCATATTATTGCATTTCTTGCTTGCGTCGTTATTTGTATGTTTATTCTTATTGGATTCTTTTTTTTCGACACTCGTAATCAGTTAGACAGATTAGATGAAAAATTCTATAAGTTTAGACAAGAGACTTTAGAACAAATCCGAGTTCTAGATGTGGAAATTTTTAAGGCTCGTATTTATAAAGAAAATAAGGAGAAAAGATAATGGACTGGATACAATTTTCTCTGTTTATGTGTGCAATGGCTAGCTTCTTTATAATGTCTAGAAATGACAATAAAAACATGTTAAGCATTGTACTCGCCATTAAGGACGAAATAAAAGACTTCCATGGAAGATTATGTGCTCTGGAAGAGAAAAAAAAAGGAAGTAAATAATATGTTAGACTATATATTGGCTGCTTTATTTCTAATTGGAATCTTCGTATATAATGAATAAAGATTATTCTTCTTCTGTTTTATCAAATTTAGAAACTGCTGTAGAATAAGCTTGAGGGTTATTATCAACAATAGCCTTTATAGCTTCTCTATAAGAGGTTCTGTTCTTTGAATTCATGAGTAGTCGTCCATATCCAAATTGTGCAAGTTTTTTGGCAGAGTAAACAATACCAATTCCTTTTCCAATTCCCGGAAAAGCTGTATCAAGAAGAAAGCCCAACGGTAATATTTGGTCAAATTTTGTTAACTCTGTCTTAGGAAGTTGCTGAATAGATTCTTTCGCTAACTTTAAATCCTTCGCAATTTGTCCTATTTCCTCTGCACCTTGTTTTCCCATTGCCAGTTGTAATTTCTTTACTGTTTTGGGGTCATTAGCAAGTTTAACTAGATTCTTAGGCGTTGGGTTAGCTCCAAGTATTGGTTCTAAAATCTTTTTGGATTCTAATGCGCTCATATAATGGTTATAATCAGCATTAGCATCTTTGAACATTTTAACGAATGAAGAATCTTCTGGAAAAGCACTCTCTATACTCTTTACAATGGCATCGTTATGTTCTTTGAGCCAATCGGCATATTCTTTGTGTGAACCTTTAACATATGCTTGTTCAAAAATATCTGATCTCTTTCGATTATTTGATCGAAATATTTTTAATTGATTACTGAGATCATTGGGGTTAAAAGAAGATTTTTTCTGCTTATCTATTTCTTTTAGAATTTTTTTAGCATCTGAATGCGGATTTGGAATACCTTGATATTTTTTAGAAGTAGTTTGCATAAATTCATCAATAGGAATTACCTCAATCTGAGGACGAAAATCTTCGGCTAATTTATTTATTTTTCCGAATTTTTCTTTAAATTCTTCCTGAAAATTATGTCCTGCTTCAATTTTCTTAGAAATGGGTAATCTTTTTTCAATAACACCTTTTGTTAATTCAGAAGCCGCTTCATTCAAAGATTGTAGCTTTTCTTTTTGTGCTTCTTTAGAAACTGTAGCCAGTTTAGGAAAATTAGCTTCAATAGCTCTTGGTTTTTCCAATCCACTTGGTAATGTTTCAGGTTTCTTTTCTGCTAAACTCTTAACAGCTTTTGCAGGATTAAATTGTGATAATAAAAGAGCCATGGAATCAGATTGTTCGTCTGATAGCCCAGATTGTTTCAACACTTCTCTAATTCCTGCAGCCGATCCACCAGCAATTGCTTTTTCCAAAATAGGACCAGATTTAAAACCAAAAGCACTTGAAGCTAATTTTAAAGCTTTTTGAACATCAGTTTGTGGAGTAAGAGGCGCTCCAGTTTTTTCTTCTATAGTTTTTTCAATATTAGATTTTGTAAGAGCTGATTTTAATATCTGTTCTTCGCCTAATTTTCTTTTTTCTCTTTCAGATTCCAACTCTTCTGGCTTTATCGTATGCATAAAACCTATAGCTTCTTCTGGAGATGCAAATTGCGCTTTTGCACCTAAAGTGGAAGCTATTTCAGGAACATAAGAAAATGGAGATGCTTCTGCTAATCCAGAAGCAACCTGATATCCAGTTCTCATTGCTGACTTTAATGGAGATTCTTCATCAACAAACTGATATCTTTGATTAGAAGTTTGTTCTGGAGCTTCGTCAACAATTTGATATCTCATTATTTGACCTTTACCCATTTGGTTCCATTGCTTCGAAAAGTGTTTCCAGTCTTAGTATCGCTTATCATCTTTCCTGAATATTGAGATGCAGAAGGAAGTTCATTGAACCCAGAAGATTGTTGTTTATTTTCAGCAGGTATTTCTTCAGTTAGCTTTGATTGAAGTTTTTTTAACTTTTCGCCCATTAATTGATCAACTTTTTGCTCAGCATTCTCAGGCAGATTTCCATTCTCATCTCTCAAATCGTCTAAAATTTGAGCTTTTTGAACTAATGAGTTAGCCATTTCTTTAAAAGATTCTTCAATAGCTTTGTTTCGTTCATCAGTATTTGAAGATGAAGGCATCCAATTTTCTTCAATGTGCTTAAACTCAGATTGTGTAAATCCTCTAGGAAAAAGAGCTTTATAATAAGAAAGGAACTGAGACGCTTGTGTATCATAAGCAGCTTTAGCAGCTCGAGTTTGAGGAGAAAAAGCACCTCTTACTCCAGAAGTTACACCAAGATTACCTCTTTCTCTAATTTTAGCCATATTTTCGGCAGCATTAAGAATATTTTTAGCAGCATCTGATTTAGCTCGTATCTCTTTAACAAAAGGTTGTTGAGACTTTTGTATTTCTCTTTTTTCTTTTTGCTGTCTTAGAATATTTTGTTGAGTTGAGACATCCGCATCACGTCTTATTTTAGCTTGATTAAGTATCTTGGCTTTTACAGGACTTCCTTCTGGTAATCGATCGTATTGTGGCGACATTTTTCTTGCATAATCATCTAGACTCGGTAATTGGCTTGTAGCTGTGATTTGTTGATCGTATGGTCTGTTAGGCTGCTGTATAGAAGATTGTTGAACTGGAGCCATTTCTTGCTGTTCTGGCAATGCTTCTTGATTCTCAATAGGCATAAGCATGTTTTTCGCCATCATTTGTTGACGAGTAGGACCTAAGGCTTCAACATTTTGCATACCAGATGGCATTTGTGACGTATTTTGAGAACCTAACATTCCATAATCGACAAACATCTTGGCCAACTGAGCATTACCACCAGCTGCTTCATAAGCATCGGCGAAAGGTACAAATTCTCCGCCCATTTTACGAAACTTATCAGCCTGAGAACGTACTATAGCTTCATTTTGCTTCTGCTTTAAAGCGAGGAGTTTTTCTTGTTGAGCATAGGCTCTCTCGTCCTGAAGAGTTTGCATTTTGTCTTGAAGACTCAGATTAGCTCCTTGGACCATTCCAGACTCAAGTCCTTGTCCTAGTCCTTCACCAACTTTAGAAAGAACATGTTTCCAGCCTGTCAATGGTTTAGTCTGTCCTTGAATCACATTTGCTATTGGCATAAAAATTCCTATTTGAACAAGTTCATGAATCCTGAAGCTGCTGCGCCTCCAATAGGACCACCAAATGCTGTACCTAAACCAGTTCCTACAGCTCCTAAAAGACTTCCACCAAATCTACTAAGTGCGGAAGGCTGTTTGGCTGGCTGTTGAATATATTGAAAAGGAGATTGAGCCATCATTCCTTGCGCTCGTTGCATAGCCATTTCATAAGGCTGTAAAGCCATCTGATTACGTTGAGAAGAGAGTTGGCTAAGCATTCCCGCTCCTTGCATCTGAAGACCAGATCTAAGTGCTGCAAGACGTTCTGCTAAGCTAGCACCAGCACCTGTAGCTGACTGTTGAAAGCCTGAGGAGGATAATCCTCCAACTCCAGCAAACTGTTCAGCAATACCTGGCATGATCTCTTGATTGAACTCAGTCATGGCAGGAGCTGCGAAGTTCTGATAAGCCTGACCGGAAGGATTCATTAAGTCTTGAGCATAGTTTGAGACGCCCTGGAGATCTTGGAGAGATTGAAGGTATTGAGGGCTATTTTGAAAGTTAAAGTCAAAATCTCTAAGAAATTTACCAGTTTGTTTGTGATAAGCCTTTTGATACTTATCCATGTTCTCTAGTTTGTCGTAACCATGAGGCATATGTTCACCATAAGTTTTCCTAATCATACGGTAAAACATTTCTTTAATAAAGGGTAGAGTTTTGGACTTGTTATTTATGTCTATTCCATCCAGAATTTTATCAATTCAGACAAAATTTGGACCAAAATGCAGACAGATATTGTGAAGTTAATTAGAAAGTACACGTTTCTCACAAGGGTAGGTCGATACTACAAGGGATTATGCCCATTTAGAATTGGAGAGGAGAAGGAAGCGAATTTGGTGGTACACAGGCCTACAGGAAAGTTCCGTTGTTTGGGTTGTGGAATGGAAGGAAACGCTGAAGATTTTGATCGTATCATCAATGGTATGAATAAGAAGAACATAAATACTTTAATTGGAACATAATTACCAATATCAGACATTTATTAATTACTTTAATAAGCGGCTTTCCGTCTAAATCAAGCTAGTATGTACTCTAGAACCACCATACCAGAAATCACATTCGGAGACGTCGCTCCTACTTTAACAAGTAAATCATAACTAGACCCATTAGGAACTACTTTTAGACTTATCTGATCCGTGATGGTAGCTTCATCCACATATGGTATCGGCCTATAGTCACCACCTGGCGCTGCATCCGTTATACACGTCCCATACATCCGGGTAAACATCACTAAATTACTTATACCTGTCGCTATTGTATACGTCCCTCCGGACGCCTTCGCACCTAGATTAAACACCTTTCGGAAGGTATATCTCAGATTTTGCACATCTGCTGGATTAAAAAACTGCTGCCCAGTTAACAGCTGCTGAAGATCATAGATTGCTATCTCTCGAATATTGACGCTATTTGCTATGTTGGAATACACATGCGTCTGCTTTACTCGTAACTGTTCCTCGTTCTCAGGGTAAACCTCTGAAGTCGAAAGAAATGGCATTGCTGGATTAACGGGTCCGTAACTCATTGCGTCATCCTCGCATTTCTGGACAAATATATGATCATCGCATGCAACATTATTTCAGAATTGGCTATCGCCTGGTGTACCATTTGGTAGTCATTCATAGTCAATACAATCTGAAAATTTTGACAAAAAGCCTGCACAAAAAATCTGTGCATTATCTTACTTTGGTTCGCCTGCATTGGTATCAATGTCGTATTTTCTGGCTTTGTAAGCAATCTATTAGAGCCAAGCAACCCATTGGTGGCGGAGATCTCAGACAACGACGACGAATTGTCATCATTCACATAAATATCACAGGTTATCTCGCCATTTTGTGTCTTACTAGTAAGGAAATCTAGATAACCGAGTCGAACTTGAGCTCCATTTTCATAATAAGGAGCAAATACTTTTGTTGAGATATTGATATTATTTACCTGTGCGATTCTTCCAGAACCAAGATACGTTCCACCAGGAACTAAAGAAACATTTTCAAAATCCATTACTGTTGGATCGTCATTAAACCATTCCAAAGTAAAGGTATTGTTATCAACCACGGTAACTTTATAGCTTAAACCATTTAGTCGGTTTGGATTCTGCGGAAAGTTAAAAGGCGCAACTGGCGCTGCGGTCGTTCCTGTGCCAACAATATTAGACAAGGTTATAAAACCTTGATCAATAAGGTTATGCTGAAACGAAACAAATGTAGGATATCCAGTCACCGGATCAATTGTTATAGAATTGATTGCCAAGGAGAAGTCGTTCGGTATCTTTTGATTTAAAAGTAAAACAAACCCCTGCTGATTTCCGGCAACGACGTCGGGATACCGAGCTTGCTGTGATCCCGAATTCCATGCAAAATTAGCCCCTCCCCAAACAACATCGGTATAGTCAGACCATACTTTATCGGTGGTATTTTGAAAATATCCGTAGCATGTAAACGAATCGTTAAAAATAGCGTATGACTGGTTAATGTAGTTATATACCAAAACCTTATTGGGGAATTTATGTTTTTCTGCAGCATTTGGATATGCCCAATAGACGATTTCATTGCTAAAATCTCTTATGCCATGCACTCGTTCTGGACCATTTTCAGAGTTTTTAATTTTGAAAACTGTCTGTGGTACGTTTTGGTCTATCCTATATACATTTACGCTATCGTCCGTACATATACCGACGTTACCAACAGAAAATATACCTCGATCAAATGGTACCAAGCTAAATGTAGATTCAGCTCCTAACTCAGTATTTACTTTCTCAAAATAAAAGGGAAAAGTCGCATTGCCAGTATATATAACCTTCCAAGATGATCTCTCACACTTGACAACAAGAACATCTTTGATAAATTCAACGGAGATAATAGTTTGATCAGTAGGACAATCGACAAAGCCGCCTTTTCCAACAACATCAGATAGCCAGGAAGTAGCTGCTATTGTTGGATTTCCTACTTGAGAAAAGCGCATTCTCTGAGGAAAATTAGTAGCTCCTGCTATTCCGCCCGCAGTAGTTCCTTCCCATGTGTTAAAGAAAAGAAGCCTGTTTTTATACGGAATGATTAGCTCGCATGTATATAACGTGTTGGTCGCAGTTACAAGTGGCGTAAACGGAGTCCACACATTGCCATTAAAATATCCTAATGTGTCAGGCGTGGCGGATTTATTGAAGTTGGTGGCCCAAAGATATTTAGAAGAAGAAGGACCATCCGGCCAATAGGTGGTTGTCCAGAAGAAATCTTTGTCGTCTCCATGCCAAGTTTTTGCTGGATCGATTTCTTGAAACTGATTTGATATAAATTTATATGCATATTTTGTGTCAAAAGCAACGAGACTCTCAGCGTTGATCAGATCTTCTTGCCTCGTAGGCAAAGCCATAACTGGCAGTCCTGGATAATAAAAAAAAGTAGCTTCAACAGTGACAGCCGCTCCAGGTACGACGGTAAATGTAAGACTTATGGCTCCTGTAGCATAATTTATGGAACTGGCGCTGATTGTATACGTTCCGCCTACCTGCATGGTAAAAGTTCCAAACCCATTATCTATATAGGTAGTTTCATTGGCGTTTCCTCTGTCCAAGATAATGGATACCGTACCCGTTTGCAATTCTGCGTTTGGTTCTGTCGCCCTAACAGATGTTAAAATATCGGCTTTGACCATTGGGTTGGCCGCGCCAACAGTACCTTCCGATTCGTTCGTTAGTTCTCTTCGTAGTCTTCCAAGGTAGTTAAATCCAATTCTTCTTCTAACTTTTCCTCTCCAAGCATAAGCATCTTCTAATTTTGGAAAAGCCTTTTCTGGAAGAAGAAATGGTTCGTAATAAGTACTTAACCCTGAATCGTCTTCAAAACTTGCTATATAGTGAGGTTGATAACTCATTATGCTGGTCCTATTGCTGTCCAATAAACATCATGGTTTCCAGTACCGCCCCTTCCAAAGAGCCTGAAGTCAATGGCAGTCACCGATGTGTCTTTAACACCAACAAAAAGAGGTGTATTCGATAAACTTCTTGTAACTGTAGCGTTAATGGCAAAAGGAGCTGCTGAGAAATTAGGAGTAAACGGAATTAAAGCACTTTGTGATCCGTCCGTAAAAGGCATGGACAAAGTACCCCATTGAAGTAATAATTTACCAGGAAGAAACGTGAAACCTATTGCAGCTGGCACCGGATTTGCTTCCGTCATTTGAACCGGAGTGTCTCCAACTCTTTGCCAAAAAAGTTGTGTAACACCAGCGACATCCTTCGTATACAAGTATGAATCGCCAGCTGCTGCTCCTGCTGGTACAGGATCAATTGTTTGAACAAGATACTCTACAAATTTGTGTCGCCCTCTATTAATAACAGTAGTATCCGTCATAGGAACATGATTTCTTCCAACATCGACGTTAATGAGCGCAAAATTTGTCTGAATTTGACCTTGGGAAACAGCTAACGTATCTGTTGCTGCTGGTATATTAAGATAAGACATTAGAAGCCTCCAAATAAGTTTCCAAACGGGTATTGCCCCATTGCATTTTGCTCGGCGTAAATTGTACTTGTTCTTTCAGAAGTTTGCTGGACTATAGTTCTTCTTTGAATAAGCTTAAGTTGCTCCTCAAGAAGGGGTCTAAACTTAGCTGCGCTTTCCATGTCTGCATTGTCGGTAAATATTTTGTCCGATGCACCATAAGCCAGTACTTGCCAAAACTGAAGCATTGTAGGAACGTCAACATCGTCTATGAGATCCGTCGGCAACGCATATGCCTCGAAACTGACTGTGTATGCCTGATCAGGTATAGGGTATAAATTAAATTGCTGTTGATAGAAGACAACGCTTTGTGGTCTGCTGGCTTTATATGGTACGTATTGGCAGTTAATGGGAGCACCGGAGGCGATTGGAGAAGAAAAACCAGGACCAAGGGGAAATAAAGCCGGATCATTAACAGTGACAACACCAGTTATATAGTTGACCGTTCCTCTTGAATTAGCTGCAACGGTACTTTGATCCCCAAAATTTCCTATACTTGCATTACCTGGGTCAAAAAGATGACCCTGTCCATCATCGACTAAACTAATTGAATTACCATTTATGTCAGTGCCCGAAACGAGAACCATCCAGTTTAACTTTGAAGCAGGGACATCAGATTGCGTACCAGCGATCGATGTTGAGTAAGCCCCAGGAGGATTGCGTTTCCATCCCTTCATCATGGGAACATTACCTAAAGTAAACGTATATGGTCCTGCTGTGTTATTGCCAAATGTCACATTTTGTTGTAGAAAGTTTAAACTTGGGTTGATTCTGTAAACGTTCTCTCTGCTTTGGGTCATATAGGACTGATATCCCCCGATAAAAACTGGAGGCATACTTGTCAAATAGACGTTATTTGGTAAATCGTAAATAGCCGTATTGGCGTTTGTGACAAACTGATAGTTAACTCTATTAGAGATCAATTGAAGATGCTCTGGAAGATCATAGATGTAGAACGTATTGATATATTCGTCAATCTGAGCATTTGTTATCTGCTGATCAGAAGGTCTACCTGTTATTCTTCTTACTTTTTGTCTAATATCTGCTAAGGTGGATGGTGCTACCATACTTTATGGACTCACATAATTTGGATTGTTGACCCATGGGAACGTCGTATTTGTCCAATTGCTTGTCGGCTTCGATGTTCCATCGTTTATGACTGCTTCCTGAAATTGATATCCGGACTCGCTGATTGGTATTGCTTGTGGTACTTGCGTCGCAAGATTAGGAATAACTGGCGGTATGATAAATGGTTCAAAGTTCGTTGAGTCGACTCCTATGGAAAATGTGTTAGAAGTAATAGGAGTGACCTGATAAACTTTTCCATTTACTTCAGACATGCCAAAAGCTGCACTAGGTAATACAATTCTGATAAAAAGATTTGCGTCATAACCATTATCGAGACTAGTTGTGACGATGGCGGGGTTAGACCGGCTAATCCCGCTAATTTCAGTAGCAAATGGAGTAAAAAACTGCGAAGGAACAGTCATTAATCACCGAAAGTTAAAGGTATAAACCTCATTTTTGGCTTATATGAAGCCACAATGTTGTCTACGACCATATCTGAATCAAGATTCAGCTTTGGTAATTCATCCTTTCCTACTTGGAACTTGTTCTTTGGTACCTGACAAGAGTGAGTTACTTTATTTGCATTTGGATTGAAAGCATCTTTCGACTCATCTCTTCCATTAATCCAATCTGCTACCCATTTAGGTATCTCGTAAACTTGCCCGTCCTGCATATCTTTATCGAAAGACACACCTTTATATTTGGCGGGTAGTTTGAAGTGGAAATGACTTCCAGGATATTCCTCATATACGAATGTCCCTTTGACAATCTTCGTATCTTTGGCAATAATTTCTTCAAGTTTCGCCTTTATTTGCTCCTTCTCAGGTCTTACTAAGTTCGGTGCTTGTGTAGGTGTAATGCTTCCAATGATATCTTTTGCTAATTTTGCCATAAACTCTCCTTTTAAAGAATTTATTTCACTAATAGCAAAATATTTACTTTACACATAGGCAAAAAAAAGGGCCTCCTTTTCAGGAGACCCAATCTTAACTGACTTTACAACTCGTGAGTTATTAGATAGTTAAGCCTTTTTTAGCAATCCAGCTATAGTTATGGGAAGCAACAAGAAGAGAGCCGTCAATGATGACACCTCTGCAGGACACGTTTCTTGTTCTATCATCTAAACTATTTCCTACTGGAAGAGCAATTGTGTTTACAGCAGCTTCGCCAACAGGAGTTACCATTGGGAAGTCAACACCAGCAGCGGCAACGGCCGATGTTGGATATGCAAATGCTGTAAATGCTGACGAGTCAATATCCAGCGTAATTGTATTGGAATTGTTGGCGACTGTTCCATACGATACAGCTACAATTGTCGCAAGATAATTATCAATCTCTCTCATACCCCAACCATTAGGTACTCTGATCCTCACCTTTTCACCAACTTTATATTGGTGAGCTACTGACAAGGAAACTACAGCATTTACTGCTTGTGTAATCCCGGTGATATAGCGAAGACGAGGATAGAAACGTGGATTTGGAGCAAATGGACTTGCTGTCAAAACATTGCCAGATACAGGGGTTCCTTGGAAAGGTAACTGTCTGTATGTATTTGCTGTTGCAGCAGAACCAGGAGCAGTCGCTACATAGCCAAGAGTGAAAGTACCAGCACCAGAAACGGTGACGGTATAATCCATTCCAGCTAATTGCTGTGCTGTCGTTGTATTGATCAAACGAACTACGCTACCTACAGGAGGTAGAGTTCCTGATGTTACTACAGGAGGAGCAGCATTTGTAATACCAGCAGCCGTTGTGATAGCAGCTCCTGTTGTTGAAAGACCACTATCATCAAAGAACGTAAAACCGGCAGTTACCTTTTGAGTAAGTGTCATAACGTTCGGAGATGCACCACTACCAGTCCACACATCAGCACATCCAGCAGGAAGTGCTGCATAGCCTTTAGCTTTGGTAATAGTAGCTCCATGAGCAAAATAACCTGTATCATCTATGATCTCAAGTTCTGTTGCTCCCGCTGGAAGAGGAAGAATTACTGTAGACGCTGCTGCATCAGTTACAAATGTACCGTTGTAGACGGCATTGATAGGTGTACTCATATATGTGACTCCTTATGCCAATGTGCAACGTAGGTTGAACACCCACTGATCGTTTAGAATCCTAGGTACTTCTGCAAACTTGTAACCACAAGATGCATTTAACGCTAACGGTCCATCGTAAATTGGTGGCATTCTGTTACTTTTATTGACCTATTTCTAGGCGGTTCGGGTTCTTCGACCCAAACTCTTCATGTTACCATGAAGTTCAGACTATCGCATCTCCATCGCTGGAGTCTTCTCACTTAGTCGTTCAGGCTGCTTTCGCTTGCCCCTTGTTATCCTCAAAGAGGAACTCCAAGTCAATCAGAGAAGATTTTGATACCGCACACTTTTTACGGTATATAAACGAGGCGGAATAACCGTCTTGCTCGATAGCAGCAAAGCTTTCACGTCCGCATACAAAGTTATTGTATACGTTCGCACCAAGCAATGACGCATTAGGAGTAATAGAACCAACCGATGACAAAAGGAATCGAAGGTTAGCTACTGTTCCCCATTCTGCATCCAATGTGGATGTCATGTTCGGATAGTTCCATTTTTGGATAAATCCTTGCACTTGATCCAATTGGCCAATCATATCAGTATGTCCGAGTGAGAAATAAGCATCTCGTACCATTTCTGTTACTTTTATGACCTGTTCTCTTCAGGCGGGATAGATTCTTCGATCCATCCTCAGCAGTTTTATTTATTGCTGCTGTTCAGACTATCGCATCCTCTTTCGAGGTCTCTGGATTTAGTCGTTCAGGCTGACGTGGAAGTGGCATCCAATATTCAAAATTTATTGGTTCTCCAATGAAATGATGCCCATCTTCATAACAACATTCTGTATGGCACCAATCTCCATTTACATAGAAAGCTACATGTTGTTTTCCGCACTTTCCAAAAACCAATATCTGTCCTAAATTTGGATTTGGATAGTCACAAACATCATTCTTTTTTATCCACTTCATAGTCTTGCCCCTTGTGATCCTCAGCTTATGCTGCAAGGACTTCCAAGTCAATTACCAAAGATTTAGAGCGCCCATACGTTCTAGGCGCTGTACCAAATTTGTTCTCACCTTCAACCCCTGTCAAGAAGCTGTAGGCATTGTTCCCACGAAGTGTTCGTACGACTGTGTCGACGTCTGCTCGTGTGATTTCTGTCGGGTTGTCCCATCTATTACTTTTTCTTGACTTAAATTATTTTAACGTCTATCATATAGCCATGAATAATATTTTAGCTTATACAGCCGGATATCTTGATGGCGACGGATGCTTCTTCGTTGGAAAAAACATTCGATCTAGCAAATATCGAAATGGAATCATTGTTAATTCTACTGATCCAACTATTGTGAGAACCTTCAAAACCCAATTTGGAGGACAAATTCGCATCAATAAGATTAATCCTAAATTTAAGAATTATAATCCTATAAATACCTGGTATATCCAAGGTAAAAACGCCATTCCATTTTGTCAAAATATTCTTCCATTTCTTAAAGAAAAGAGAAATGATGCTTTGACATTTGTTGATTTTATGAAGGAAACTTCTCCAACAATTAAGGATGCCTATATTCAACAAGTTAAAGATTGCAGGGATTTTTCTAATATTATCACAAAAGAAACCATTGAGTTTCTTAATACGATTCAAAAAGAAGGAATCCCATCTGAAGAAGATTTTGCCTATTTGGCAGGATTTATCGATGCCGAATGCAATTTTACTATCATTAGAGAAAAACCTAAAAATAGGCCTAACTATACTTACAAGGTCATTCTTCAGTGTAATAACACCAAAAGTCCGGTTATTTCGTGGCTTTTGAAAATATTTGGAGGAATTTGTTATTTCGTTTCTAGAAAAGACAAAAATTCCAACCATAAAGATCAAGTCGCATGGAGATTGACTGCAAAGTCTCTTTACCCAATTCTGCAACCACTGCTTTCTTTCTTGAGATATAAACGACCAGTTTGTGAACAACTCATCGAATTTTCCAATACAACTCTTGATAATGGAGGAGATAGACAATCGAAAGATTTTAAATCTTCCTACCAAACTACCATTTCCATTAGAGAAGCTATTATTGAAAAAGTTCATGAACTAAATTCCAAATCCGTTAATTAAATTAAGCGGGTGATCATTTCTGTCACCTCTCATAGTTACCTATGAGTTTCGACTATCGCATCCCATTTCTGGGTCTTCTTATTTAGTCTGTCAGGCTGCACAACTTTCGTTTGCTTGCCCCTTATTGTCCTTCTGCTTATGCAGCTAGGAGTTCCAAGTAAATTAAAGAAGATTTTACAACGGCAACATCTTTTCTACCGTTGGTTCCATTGACGCAGTTAATAAACGATGCTGTTGAAGCAAGCATATCGCGCATTAACTGATCTTCTGTTTGTCTTAACGATACACCAAGCCGTTGGGCTGCCTCATTAAGAACTGGATCCTGATTTTGCAACGTAACTTGCTCATTGAGAAGTATGTACGTGCCATAAAAATCCATCTGGGCATCTATGTTGATAGCCGTCAGGTTTTGGGGAGGAGGTGTAATACCAGTATTCCCAAGAGGTACTGGAGCTGTCGCAAGAGGATTATAACGTCTCATTCTGAGAGTTGTACCACCATTACGGGGCATTGTCTTCAACTCAGCAGGTATTTTGTGGATCATGTACGGAACCGGCACACTAAGCAATTTTAAAGAAAAAGATTGCTGAATCGGAGCCGGTAGAGTACTTGTAGTTGTAATAGACATGAATCTATACCTAAATTTAATTGATAAACTTTTGGTATAGTTGACGAGACTAAATTTACGTCATTTTGACTGGGCGAGGTCGAATACACCCAAAGGATGAGTGAAGTTTGCGAATCTTCGTAACGCAATGCCACATGGATGAATCGAACTATCCGTCGCCAGAAATATCAGAAAAAACTGGACTCTTCCACTGAGTTAATGTAGCTGTTTCATTATATATTTACTAATTTACTTTATAACAAGGACAAAATTATCCTCTTTTCATGTCTTCTTGCATTTGTTTCCAAATAGCAGCTTTTTCCTCCTTTGTAGGATTCATAGTTGCAAAAGCATTCGCCATTCCAATAGGACTTGTGTTCTTTATGGATTGAACTGAACGAGGCTTTGATGAATTGTCTGCAGCAATCTTTCTTTCCTGGTTGTCTGGTTGCTTCTGAGGAATAAGCTTCTTGATGTATTTATATGCCATCGTTGCTTTTTCTTTTGGATTCTGCATTTGAGCAATCATGTTGGCAATCTCAGGATCTTCTTTCTTAAGGGCTTCTATGTTCTCTGAGGAAAGAACGTCGTCTAAGTCAGGAAACTTTGTCTTTAGCATTTGCTCTTCGAGTTTTGCTTCGAGCTGCTCAATCTTCTGATTAAGCATTTCGGTTTCTTTTTTAGACATTCTTTGAGCTTTAGTGAGCTTTTTGTCTACGTTATCAATGGTGGCAAGATCGTCTTTAGACAGTTTAGATAACTCTTCTTCCAGGAAGTCTTTTTCTTGTTGTGTTTGAGGTTGTCGATGTTGCTTAAGCATCTCAAACATTTCTTGATTTCTTTGTCTTTCAATCTCATATGCTCTTTCAGCGGCTTCCTTTTGCTTTCTAAGCTCTGAGAAGTTGTACTCCTTGTCTTTCCTTACCTGTGTTTGTTTTGGCTCTTCTGCGGGTGTTTCCGTTGCTTCTACTGGCTGTTCAGGTGTCTGATCGTTAACTTGTGTTACTTCGGCTACTTCTTGTACTTGTTCTTCTTCTGACATATGTTCTCCTGGATTGCGAATCCGTTACGCGAACTTTCCGGGGACTCCGGTATGTTCAATTAAATTTTTTAATACACGTAAGAGAAGAATTAGTCAAAAATTATATTTATGTTAGCATGAAAAAAAACAAAGGAGACTTATGAAAAATGATTTAACGAAAGCTGAATGGATGCTTTTAGGTGTTTTAATAGGCGTTATGATGGCATATTTGTTTTTTAATATTTTCGGGATATAAAAAGGGCCCCTTTTTGGGAGGCCCACCAACGTAGGAGATCTACAGGATGAATTGTAGATGGTTAAAGTATCCTTTTAAATTATTTCTTTGTCAAGATTGCCTTGAAAACAATCGGTTATCCATTTTACAAGAGTAGGATCAAATGTGTTGGGAGAGTTTAATACAGTTTTCATCTCCTCAAATCCGGGAAGTGACCATTGTATTTCTATATCTCCTCGATATTTATTTACTTTATAAAGTGTCTTTGTATGATTAGCGTATTCAGCAATCATATCCAAAGCTTTAGGTTTAGTCTGACGAGCAATAAACCAATTCCGCACCATATTTGTTGCCCACATCTCCTTCTTTGTTAAGACAAGGACATAGAAAGGATCTTCATATTTCTCTAAGTTTTCATTGATTGCTTTCTGAAGTTCATCAGTAAACTTTTGCTTATACCCTTCTATAACATCTCCAGCTGTTGTCACAACGTTTGTCGATGAATCAAGTATATCTTTTACTGCCTGACCAACGCGTTTTCCCTTGCTTCCAAAGCGATCATAATCATATCTTTTTGAACTCGAATCTGGCATAGAACCTCCTAATGTAAATAATTTTCTTTACATATAGAAGCGTATAGAGATTTTGTGAATTTATTTATTTAAAGAAGATATGACGAGTTCTTTACGAAATTATCAATTAGAAGCTGTCGAAAAATGTGTCAGTTTTCACAAAAAGAAAAAGAATTCTCAATTGATGGTATTGCCAACAGGAACAGGGAAAACAAGAACTTTTTGTGCAATAATTAAAGAACTAAACTACAAAACTTTGATCATTTCTCATACTTCACAATTAAGAAAGCAGATAGAAATTGAATGTAAAAAGCATTGCCCAGACCAAAAAGTAATCTCTAAGACGATACAATCGTGTAAAAGTAAAGCAGCTTTACAAGAAATCGATTCTTATAAGTTTGACATGTTAATCATAGATGAAGCACATCATGCAGCAACAGATTCATACCAAAATATTATTAAATACTTCATAAATGGTAGAAAATTAGTCTTAGGATGTACCGCAACGCCTTTCCGATTAGACAAGCAAAGCATTGATCATATTTTCCCAAACCTTATTTGCAAAAAAACAATTTTGGAAATGGTTGAATCAGGTTTCTTATGCGATATAAAGGGATACAGAGTAAGAACGAACCTAAATTTAGACGACGTTCATTGCTTCAAGGGTGATTATAATATTAGGCAATTGTCTTCCATTGTAAATTCTGTAAATAGAAACAATATCATCCTATCAACCTATAAGCAGATCCTATTAGGTAAAAAGACTCTTATTTTTTGTGTAGACATAGCTCATTGCGAAGAAGTAGCTAATCTTTTTACAGAACATAAAATAAGTGCTCAAAGTATTCATGGAAGGTTACATAAAGACGAACAATTTACCCGACTAAGAAATTTTAAAGATAGTATTACAACAGTTTTAACAACCTGTCAGATTCTAACAGAGGGATTCGATGAACCCTCTGTTGAAGCGTTGATGATATGTCGTCCTACAAAGAGTGCAGGCCTTTATATACAGATGGTAGGACGAGGATTAAGAACATTTCCTGGTAAAAAACATTGCGAAATCGTGGAATTGACAGACAATGCTCATGACATTTGCTCTTTTGAATCGCTCATTACTGAAAAAACAATTGAAAAATTTTTTGCCAAAACGGAAGGTATAACATCATTAAAAAAGTTAAAAGAACTTATAGAAATTCAAGAGGAAGATATTGTAATAGAGGAAAAAAATTTTCTTACCAAATGGGATAAAAAACATATAAGTCCTTTTCAAAAGAAATACATGTATGACCATAACATACCTTTTATTGAACCTATTTCATATGAAATAGCCGACCTTATAATTAGTAATTATCAAAATAGGGAGAAATATGGCTTCGATAACAAAAAGAACTGATACTACAGGGACTTGTTATAGAGTTAATATTCGATTGAAAGGGTTTCCTTCACAAAATGCTTCATTCAAGACTGAGGAAGAGGCTAAACAGTGGGCTTTTCAAGTTGAATCGGCATTATTAGAAGCAAGAGAGAAAAATTTTCGCCCTGATTTTACTTATACATTTTCGGAGATAGCTAATAGATACAAAAGAGAACATTTAACATCATTATCCCCTTCAGAGTCTCATAATAGGGAACGACAAATAAACTTTTGGATAGAAGAATTTGGAAGGAATAAAATAAATGAAATTACTCCTCAGATGATTGAAACTGTTTTGTACAAGTTAAGCAAATCTATCTCGGTAAAAAACAAAA